CTCGACATTCCGACAAGGTTAAAGAGGCTTTGTAATATTCCCGGATCAGTTACATGGGAAGAAATACACAGCAAAGACAAGTACAGAAAATTATTAGCTAAGAAATTAAAAGAATACGGTTTAAGAGTAGAAAGAAAACATAAATAATTATATCTTTGAATATGAAATTATTTTTTTGCATAGGTGATTGATTATTTTGGTTAACATGGGGCTTTTTGCCCCTTTTTTTATTATGAAAACAAGTAAATACAGGAACACAAAAATACACGCTTACGGGCTTAAATTCGATTCAAAAAAAGAATTTGAAAGGTATAATCAATTAAAGCTTTTAAAGAAAGCGGGCGAGATAAAAGACTTTAAATTTCAGGTCCAATACAAATATTATATTGGTGATAAATGGATATTTACATACAAGGCAGATTTTTTAATCTATAACAAAGACGGATCTGAAACGGTTGAAGATGTTAAGGCGTTTGATAAAAGAACAGGTAAATACCTTACAACACCATTATTCAATCTAAAGAAAAAGATAATTGAAGAATATTTTGGCTTTAAAATTAAGTTGATATGAGCATTATTGAAATTGGCGAAGGTTTCGAGAATTACGAAATTTTAGCGTAGTAAAGTTTTTTTAAATATTTTTACCCAAATGGAAACAAAACAATTCCCACTTTGGAAGAAAATCGTCGGTATTTGTACTGGCTTAGGAATCATCGCCACTGGTTTAGGTGGTTTTCTTAATATAAAAACTCATGTTGATAAGGCTGTTGAGGTTGAAATACACAAACATGCAGAACCTTTAATTAAAAGGAATATTAAAACAACGCTTGATTCTGTTATGGCCGTTAAAAAGTATTCATTCCGTGAGGCATTGGCCGAAAAGTTAAGAATAGAAAAGAAAGATGTTGTAGATACATTAACGCAATGGTATAAAAGCGAACAGAACATTAAAATAATAGGGTTGTTTTTGAAAGGGAATAGGTTATATTACAGGCATACAGACGGGGAAATTTACCAGCCTATTTATGACAATTCAAACCAAAAACACTTCTTTTACAACAAACAAAACGTTGCACTTTGGTGTGAGTAAATATGATTTTAGACTTAGAAACTTCAAAAAGAATCAAAGATTTAGGCTTTAAAGGGCAAAGCTTTTATTATTACAATAAAGAAGGGCATTTAAAAGGCTATGGCTATAAATTAGGCTTTGACAGTAGCGTTTATGTTGATATGGAATGTATCGCGCCCCATGTTTTTGATGTGTTAAAATTCATTAGAGAGAAGTTTAAAATCAATATAATAGTTTACACCAGTTTAAACAAATGGTTCTTTATAGTTGAAAAAATCGGTCTAATTGATTATTTTAAACACCAATCAGATGTTTATTATGATGATTATAATGAGGCTCTTTTGGGGGCTATAAAAAATATAATTTATGCCAAAGAAAGCAAATAATAACAAAGAAGAAAATAAGAAAAACTTACTTAAAGCATTAGAAAAAACGCTTGGTAATATATCTCAAGCGTGTAAGATGACTGGACTAAGTAGAATGACTTACAACAACTATAAAAATGAAGATGAGGAATTTGCTAATGCTGTTAAAGAAATTAACGAGTCAGCTATCGACTTTGTAGAAAGTAAGCTTTTTGAAAATATAGAAATGAACAGGGAAACATCTATTATTTTCTTCTTAAAAACAAGAGGCAAACAAAGAGGGTATATCGAAACAAAAGAAACAGTTATTGAAAGTAAGAATATACCTATTATGCAGTTTGACCCTTTAGCAGACATTGAAGAAGATGAAACCGACGAAAGCACTGATTAAAATATCTAGGCTAAAAAAAAGAATTAAAGCTATAAGAGGCGGTCAAGGAGCAGGGAAAACCTTTTCAATTCTTATACTTATTATAAATTATGCCTCAAGCAACGAGGATAAAGAGATTTATATTGCCTCTAAGGAACTTACTAAAATGAGGCAAACGGTCATTAAAGACTTTGTTAAGATTCTTAAAATGTTTAACATCTATAACGACAAAGACTTTTTAGCTGGAACACATTACAGGTTTCCAAATGGTTCATTTATTAAATTCATAGGCTTAGATAAAGCCGACATCGGAAAGGGGTTGCGCTCTGATTTAGTTTATGTAAACGAGGCCAATAAGATAGATTTTGAAACATACAGGGAGTTAACATCAAGAGCAAAACAAATAATTATCGACTGGAATCCAAACGCTGAATATTGGGCAGATACGGAAGTTATACCAAGAAGCGATTGTGATTTTCTTAATCTAACTTTTAAAGATAATTGCTACCTATCTAAGGAAGAAAGAACCGAAATATTAAGCTATTACGAAAAGGGGTATGATGAAAATGGCAATGAAATTAACAGTTATTGGGCTAATAAATGGCGTGTTTATGGTCTTGGTGAAATTGGTATTATTGAGGGGGCTATCTATCAAAACTGGAAAATAGGCGAATTTGACGACAATCTGCCGTTTGGGTATTGCATGGATTTTGGGTACAAAGACCCTTTTACAGTTACTAAAATTGCATTTGATTTAAAAAATAACTTAACTTACCTGCAAGAGGTTATTTATCAAAGCTTTCTTTCTTCAAAAGAGATTGTAGAGATAATGGAATCGAGGGGAATTGATAAGAGCAAGCCAATTATTGCAGACAGTGCCGACCCTACAATGATTAAGTTAATTAAAAACGAGGGGTACAATATTTACCCTGCTGTAAAAGACAAGGTTATTAACGGAATAAGGCAACTGCAAAACTTTGAAATGATTGTTGAAAAGGATAGTTTTAACATTCAAAATGAGTTAAGGAACTATATTTGGCTCGATAAACATGGTGAAATTCCTATTGATGATTATAACCACGTATTAGACGCCGTAAGATATTACGAAAAATTTTATACCTTTAAGTACGCGTAAGTTTTTTATAAATGAATATTGTACAAGATTTAAAAAACGAGATAAATTCAACGACAAATACGTTTGTTTCGTTGTCTAACCCTACTAATTACAGCAGAGTTTCAAACGATGATATAGTAAAAAAGGGCTTTTTATCCAATGAAGATGTATTTTCAATCGTTTCAAGAATGGCGAGGCTTTGCGCCTCTTTGCCATTGGATATTTATAACGGTGATGAAGTAGTTGGAAAAGGCGATGAGTTTTATGACTTTTTTACTTCCGCATGGGGTAAAGCTGGGTATAAAGAGGGGCTTAACGCTGCGTTCATAAACCTTTTCTTGTTTGGTAATTCATATATTTATGAGGAAACAGAATCAATAGGTTTTTTACCTACTAACCAGTGGGTATTGCCTAGTCAAAAAGTAAGAACAGACGCGGGGTATATTGATTACTTTAAACAGCCCGAATATTATCAGTTTGACACTGGCGTGAGAACTAAGACGATTTACGCTGATGAAATGACTGTTATAAAGTACTATGACCCTACATATTTACACAATAGCACAGAAGGTTTAAGCCCTTTGCAAGCCACTTTTAACACTGTCTTAGCTGCTAATAATAGAACAGAAGCCGAAAAGTCTATGCTAGATAATAGAGGAATAAGCGGTTTTGTTTCTCCTAAAGCTGGTGCTGGTGCTTCTTTTGGCCTATCAACTAAGGCAATTGAATACGCAAGGCAAATATTTAATAAACTTACTGGTAAAGCAACAAACTTTAATAAGGTTGAAGTAATTGAGGACGCTGTTGAGTTTACTCAATTAGGACTAAGCGCAAGCGATTTAAAAATCATTGAAATGCGTTTGAACCATGTTAGAAGTATTTGCAACGCTTATGGTGTTCCAAGTTTACTTTTTAATGATTATCAAAGTAGAACACACGCAAATTATAAGGAGGCTAAGTCTGCTATGTATTTGGATTTTGTTATTCCTCAGTTTGAATTGTTTTATAATCAATATGAAAACTCTATTATTAAGCGTTTCAATGAATCAACTGGGGGTGAATATCGTATTGAAATAAGAAAGGATAAAATAGGGGCTATAAATCCAGACCCTAGCGAATTAAGAAAGGAAGCAATTACTCAATATCAAGTTGGGTTGATTAATAAGAAAGAAGCAAGGGAGTTAATCGGAAGAATGGGCGAAATGGAAGAAGATGAACAAACGGCAATGGATTTAATACTAAGAAGCCCAAGTTTAGCAGGCCAAGCATTTTCAATAATGAGTGAAGAAGAAAAAAGGGCGTTCTTAAAGCAATTAGGTTTTGAATTATGAAAAAGGAAAAGGTAAAAGAGATTAAAAGCAAATTAGAAGCTAAAAAAAAGCTAATTAAGGATTCTAAAATTGTAAAGAAATGAATAGAACTACAAAGCTAAACGAGTTACGCAGGGATAAAAACGACGTATTAAAGCTTAAAAAGTTGTCCGTTAAGAACGCAGATTCTTTTGAAACTAAGGTTGTTTTGTCAAAGGTTGACGCTGAAAAAGGCAAATTAAAAGAAGATACAGAAGATGTTATTTATCGCAAGATTATAGCAAATACATATTATTGGAAAGATTCGCATGATGATGTTCATGTTAAAGGAACGTTTACAAAATCAATAAAAGAAAATGTGCCGTTCTTTTTACACGACCATAAATTTGAAACAACTGCAAAGCTTGGTGAAGTTTTAGCGTCTTATGAAAAGGAGTTGTTTTGGCGTGATTTAGGGCTTCCGGTAGACGGGAAAACTATCTCACTCATTCACGATGTAGCTATTGAGAAAGAAAGAAACGCAGCATTGTTTAAGGACTATAAAGAAAACAGAATCAATCAACACAGTGTTGGTATGCAATACGTTAAAATTGATTTAGCTTTAGATGATGAGAGCGACAAAGAAGCGTATGCACTTTATCAAAAATATTTGCCTTTAATAGGTAATTCAAGCGAAGTTGAAAAACAGGGTTATTTCTTTGCTGTTTCAGAAGCTAAACTAAGAGAAACAAGTGCGGTTTTATTGGGTTCAAATCCAATCACTGGAATATTGGACAACAATAACAAATCTATAACAGAATTTGAAGCACAAATTAAAAGCATTGCTGAAAAAATTGAAAATAAAGAAATAGTTTATAATATTTGTAAGAGCATAATTGACACTTATAAAATTGAGCCGTTAGGTAACACTCAAGGAAGCGAGCCGTCAGATTTTGAATCCGAAAGGAAAAATTTATTGTTGAATTTATTAAAAAGTTAAAAAAATGTTTGTAGAAAAAACACAAGAAGAACTTGCTAAATTAAACTCTCAAGAGTTACAAGCATACTTCATTGAAAAGTACAACGCTGAGAAATCAGAGTTAAAAGAAAGATTAGCTGAATTAGAAAAAAATCAAGCTAATGAAGAGTTATCTCAAAGAGTTAAAGAACTTGAAAAAAAGAACATCGCTACTCTTGAGAAAGCTATCGAAGAACAAGGAAGAGTTATCAAAGGTTTAAGAGACGGTAGAATTTCTGGAGCTCAAGCACAAGGAATCGAAGGAGCTATCAAGCAAGCTTTTGAATTACACAAAGAGGACTTCTCTAAAACTAAATCTGGACGCCACGAGTTCAAGATGGTTTTAAAGGCTGCTGGTGATATGACTATCGGTGGTAATGTTTCTGGTGGTACTTTCCCACAGGCTCAAAGACTTGAAGGGATTAACAACATCGCTGAGAGAACTCCAAAGACTTATGACCTTATTCCTAAGTTAGTAACTGACAAAAACACTATCGAGTGGGTTTATGAAACTGCTCAAGATGGTACTATTGACGGAACTGCTGAAGGAGCCGCTAAAGACCAAATTGATAACGATTTTGTTGTAACTTCTGTTGCTTTAGTTAAGAGAGCAGCTTACATGAAGGTTTCAACTGAAATGTTAGATGACGCTTCTTTTATGGAAGGTTGGCTAAGAAACAAATTGTTAGTGAGATTATTCTTAGATGTTGACAACCAATGTTTAAACGGTAACAACGTAGCACCAAACTTAAATGGTATCTTGAATCAGTCTACTGCTTTTGCTGCTGGTACTTTTGCAACTTCTATTGATAATGCAAACCTAGTTGACGTTTTAGCTGTTGCTATTAACCAAATCAAGATTGCTAACCAATCAGTTGAAAATTTAGCTATTATCTTACACCCTAGTGATGTAACTGCTTTAAAAGTAACTAAACTTTCTGCAACTGATAAGCGTTATATTGATAGACTTGTAATGGTTGGTTCGACTTTAATGTTGGACGGTGTGCCAATT